ACATATTTCAGATAGATCAGGTACTGGTGCTTTAAGAATTTCTAGTGATAATCTAGTTGAAATTAAAGAGGCGGATGTTAATAATTGGAGTGCTAAATTTAATATAGGTGGAGGCGTAGAACTCTATCACGACAATAGTAAGAAGTTTGAGACAACTTCAGCGGGTTGTACTTTATCAGGTAATTTAACTGGAACTGGACACGTATCTATACCAGATGGAGGTAAGTTTGTTTCTGGATCAAGTAATGATTTAGAAACCTACCATGATGGATCAAATTCTTACATCGACCATAACGGTGCAGGAGATTTCTTTATAAGATCTGAAGGTTCTGGAGAAAATATATATATTAAAGCTGCTGCAGGTATTTATTTACACGCTCTTTCATCTGAATCTGGTATAGATATAATAGAAAATGGAGCCGTAAAACTCTATTATGATAATAGTGCGAAACTTCAAACCCGTAGTGATGGTGTCAGAGTAGATGATAATCTATTGGTTAATACTGATAGTGATGATGCAAATATTAACGATAGTTCTGGTGAATCTCAATTTAGTATGAGAGGAAACGGTCAAGGACTCCGAGTATCAACATCTGGTCCTAGCTATTGGAACGCATTTTCAAGTGCTGAATATCATATAAGATTTAGAAGACAAGGTAGTAATACAGGTAATATTTATGGTGAAAGTAATGGAACAACAACATTTAATACTGGTTCAGATTATAGATTAAAGCAAAACGTTAAAGCTTATACAGATGGTATTACTAAGTTAAAGAAACTAAAACCATGTGAATTTGAATTTAAATTAGAACCTGGTAAAGTTGTTGATGGTTTTATTGCTCATGAAGTAACAGAGGCTGGATTCCCTTGGATTGTTAAAGGAACAAAAGACGCTGTTGAATCTGATGGTAAAATTGATCCTCAAAGTATGGACTATTCAAAGTTAACTCCAATACTTACTGCAGCATTACAAGAAGCAATAACAAAAATAGAAACTTTAGAAGCAAAAGTAGCTGCCTTAGAATCAAGCTAAGGTAACTCAATTTACAAACACAATTTATTAATTAACAAATTAAAATGGCAACAAAAACTTGGCAAGTCAACACCCTTCAGCGTGAACTAGCAGACGGGTATGTAAATAAAGTTATCTACCGTGTTAATGGTGAAGATGGTACCTACAAATTCAGAGCTACTGGGGAAGTAAATCTTCCTAAGCCTGATACACTTATACCTTATGCTGATCTTACAGAATCACAAGTATTAGGTTGGGTAAAAGCTAAACTAGACGCTGATAAAGCTGGTACTGTAGCTGCAATTGAAACAGCTGTAGAAAACGGTGTAAACGAGCAAAAGACTCCAACAACAGGTGTCGGTAAACCTTGGTCTTAAGATACCTCGAGCTACCTTACCTAAAGCCTTAGACCTACCTACAATCGATTTTAAGCCCCCTTCAGCTCGGATACCATCATATAAACCTATGGTGATACCTCCGAGCGATCTGGAGGCTCCTGAAGAGGTAGAGCCTGAGAAAACAACTGAACAGCCTGAACCACCTAGTTTAAAGATTCCTGTACTGGATATACAAATGCCAGTACCTGAAACTGCTGTGGTGGTTACTGCTGTAACAACAGCGGTGGTAGCAGTTGCTACTACTACTGTTACTCAATCTTTATTTGAACCAATTAAAAAGAAAGTTCAAAAACAACTACAAGCTAAAGTTAACAAATGGAAAGAAAAGAGAAAGAAAAAGGACTCCTCGGAAAGCTAAAAGATGCTGCAGAGGATCAAGAACATCAAATTCAAATCTTAGGTACATTTGTACGTCTTGGAGTTGTGGTTTGGAGTGGTTTTATTATTACAATGAATTACGTAGAATTACCTATGATAAAGAAAGCTGGTAATAGCGATATTACGTTCGTAGCGTCGGTATTTACTGGAGCACTTGCAACATTTGGTTTATCTACTGGTAATAACAATAAAGACAAAGGTACAGCTGTAAACTGTCCAATGGCAAAGAAACAGGAAGAATGAAGAAATGGTTTTTACTCTTCCTACTGGCATCACCCACGGTAGCGAAGGCAGAGTTAGTAACCCCAAATTTCACCCAGGGTTCGATGAACAGTACAACGACAACGACTCAAGAAATCGTCGAGGAAATAACGACGACCACTTATGGGTCTGCATTAAACAAATGGTC